AAGAGCCAGGACATGTCGGCGGTGGTCGTGGTGCACCCCCGAAAGGACGAGCTGGTGGAGCTGCAAGGGCACTACTGGTACCCCGCCGAGCACGCGAAGGAACGCGAGATCATGTACGCGGCGCCGTTCAGGAGCTGGGCCGCCGGCGGGAAGATGACCCTAACACCCGGCCGAAACATCCCATGGGAGCCCATCCGAGAGCGGATCAAGGAGCTCGCACAGCGTTACAACGTGCAACAGATCGCGGTGGATCCGTGGGCCAGTTCCTACTTCATCGAGACCCTCGAGGCCGATGGTCTGCCGGTCGTTGGACACCTCCAGAGCATGACCAACATGGCGCCGGCCACCCAAGAGTGGCAAAACCTCTGGGTGGCACGCCGGTTCCGCCACGGCGGGGATCCGATTCTTCGGATGTGCTGTGCGAATGCGACGATCTGGGAAGACAACAACGGCAACATCCGGCCCGTCAAGGACAAGAAGCGGGGACTGATTGACGGACTGATAGCCGCTATCATGGGGGTGCACGCTTGGACCCTTAGCGTCGGGGATGGTCCGAGCATGTACGAGTCGGGCGTAGGCGTGTGAAGCTGCCGGAGTCTGGAGCACGGTTGGGCATTCTGGACTTTGCAAGGCGGGCGTGGACGCTCAAGAGCCCCAGCGCGGCCAACGTGTTCATGCTCCAGGAGCCTGCAAGCTCCGGGGAGCGTGTCACCGAGGAAACGGCGCTGTTCCTCGTTCCGGTGTACCGGGCGGTCTGGATGATCTCGCACGACATGGCCAGAATGCCGGTCATGGTGCAGTCGCGAGTGGACTACGGCATGGAGCCCGTCGAGAGCTCCGCCGCCGACCTGTTCAACATCGACGCGAACCGATATATGGGCGGCCTTGAGTTCCGCCGGACCCTTACGAGCCAGGCCATCCGGTACGGAAACGCGTTCGCGCAGATCGTGCGCTCCGGCCGCGGTGAGGTGCTCGAGCTCGTGCCGCTGCTGCCCGGTGACGTGACGATGCGCCTAAACGGCGGAATCGTGAGCTACCGCCACGCGGAGATCGGTGATCTAGCCTACGAGGATGTGCTGCACCTTCGCGCACCTGGCCGAGACGGCCTGTGGGGTGAGTCTCCAATCCGGCAGGCCAGAGAGGCCCTGGGCCTTATGCGAGCGATGGAGAAGGCCGGCGGCACGCTCTACAAAAACGCCGGCGTGCCGAAACTCGCGTTTGTGCACCCCGGCAGCCTGTCCGGCGCCGCCATGCAGTCGATCTCGGATAGCTACATGAAAGGCCACGGCGGTTCTGAGAACGCCGGCAAGCCGCTCGTGCTCGGTGAGGGCATGAGGGTCGAGAAGGTCAACATGTCGCTGGAGGACCAGATGTGGCAGCAAGCGCGGGAGTTCTCCATTCAGGAGGTTTCCCGCCTGTTCGGCGTGCCCGTGGTCTACCTCAGCGACCACAGCCGCGCGACGTTTGCCAGCATCGTCGAGTTGACCAGGACGTACTGGGACGGGTGCTTGGCCCACTGGTCCTCAATCTGGGGTGAGGAGATCCGCCGGAAGCTGCTCGCACCTGGCCAGAAGGTGGTTTGGGACACTCGCGACCTGCTCAAGGGTTCGTTCTCCGATCAGGTGAGCAGCCTGCGAAGCGCAATCGAGGTGGGCCTAATGACCGCCAACGAGGGCCGTGAGCGGCTCGGGCTGAACCCGCTCGAGGGTCTGGACGAACCGCTGCGGCCGCAGAACACCGCCGGCGTGCTCGACGGCACCGACGAGGACGACGAGGAAGCCGATGATGAGTGAACTGGAACGACGAGCGATCCGGCAGGCGGACTCCGCCGGCGGCACGCTCCAGGGCTACGCGGCAGTGTTTCGGAGCCCGTCTGCGCCTCTTCCGTCCCACCGCGGAGACTTCATCGAGACGATCGAGCCAGGCGCGTTTGCTCGATCTCTCCGGGAGTCTCGCGTGTGGGCTTACTACCAGCACAACGACGAATGGCCGCTGGGCCGGTCCCCGGACACCTTGCAGGTTCGCGAGGATCGGGTTGGTTTGGCGTTCCGCCTCGAGCTGCCCGACACGACCCAAGGGCGTGACGTTCGGACACTCCTCGAGGCCGGCGTGCTCGACGGTTCGATGTCCTTCGGCTTCAGGACTGTGAAGGACCGCTGGGAGAAACGTGACGGCCAGCTGCACCGAACTCTGCTTGACGTGGACCTCCACGAGATCAGCGTGGTGCAGATTCCGGCTTATGATGCAACTTCGTCCGGTCTGCGGGGGTCGGACTTGGAAACCGCTCGGAAGCGGTTGATGTTTCGGATGAACTGCCGGAGAACGGCTATGGCGTGAAGCACGAAGAGCGAGCGCGCCTCATCACCGAGGCGCAAGGGATCATGGATAAGGTCGAGAGCGAGAGCCGCTCTCTGACCGCCGAGGAGCACGAGCGCCTCGACCGGATTTTCGAGGACGTGGACGCGTTCGACGCACGCGCGAAGCAGTCCGAGGCGGCGGATCGGGTCAAGGAGCTCTCCAAGAGCCTCGACGAGCCCGTGGGCCGCATCGCGACGGCGGCTCGGGCGGCGCATCGGATCAGCCGATCCGACGACGAGTACCGAACCGCGTTCAACGCGTACATCCGAACCGGCCAGCCTCAGGCTGAGCTTCGCACGCTCTCCAGCGGCACGACCGGCGGCGCGACCGGCGGATACGTGGTGCCGGAGACCGTTGAAGCCCGGATCGTGGAGAAGCTGTACCAGGACGGCATCATGCGGCAGCTGTGCACCGTTCGCAGCACGCCTGACGACCGCAAGATTGCCGTGGAGAACGGCCTCGGCACCGCAACGTACGTGTCCGAAGGCAGCGCCATCACGCAGAACGACGTGTCGTTCTCGCAGGTGACCGTGCAGGCTCACAAGGCGGCAACCTCCATTCAGGTGAACCGCGAGCTGATGGACGATGCCGTGTTCGACCTCGAGTCGTACCTGGTTGACAAGCTCACGCTTCGCATCAGCCGGCTCACCGAGGAGTCGTACCTGAACGGCACCCTGGCCACCGAGCCGTCGGGCCTGCTGACCGGTCTCAGCACCGGCTACCAGTTCAGCAACGGCACCACCACGACGATTCCGCAGGCGAAGGCGCCGGAGATCTACGACTGGCTCCACAGCCTGCCGGTTCAGTACCGCGCCGGCGCTGCGATTCTGTGTTCCGACAGTTTCGTCAAGGTGGTTCGAAAAGTGCAGGACTCGGTCGGCCAGTTCCTGTGGCAGCCGGCGCTTGCGCAGGGTGTGCCGGCGACCATTGCCGGCATTCCCTACTACGTCAGCGAGCACTTCGCGGCGGTCGCAGCCAACGCGATCCCGGCCGTCTACGGCCTGTTCCGCTACCACGAGATCTACGACCGTGGCGGCACCGAGATGTTGGTCGATCCCTACACCAACTCGCTGAACTGGCGCACCAACATTCACGTGGTGCGTCGAACCGACAGCGTGCGAACCCTCGACGAGGCGTTCACCACGCTCAAGATGTCCGCAAGCTGACCCCCGGAAGGCGGCGCCGGGTAACCCGGCAGTTCCCGGCGCCGCTGTTTTCTCATGCTGAATCTCGCGCTACTGAAATCGCACCTTCGCGTCGATTTCGACAATGACGATGCGCTCCTGCTGACCTACTTGCAGGCGGCGACGGCCACCTTCGAGCAGCACACCCGCCGTTTGCTTTCGCAGCAGACGCGAACGATTCAGCTCGGGGACTGGGGCCGACTAAGCCCCGATCCACGGGTCAGGCGGTTCTACGGAACGCCCATTGACTCCCCCTACTCCCGGCCCGGCGTGCCGTTGCCGTTTCCGCCGCTCACGTCGGTCACCAGCGTCACGTACTACGACGACGCCGGCGACCTGCAAACGCTGCCCAGCGCCAACTACGCGGTGGACACAACGCGGCCGGTGCCGATTCTGAGATTCGTGGACGCCCTGCCCGACCTGGACCCCAACCGCAGCGACCGGATCATCATCACGTACGTGTGCGGGTGGGCAGACCCGCCGGCGGATGTGGTCCGAGCCGTGCTCGAGCTGGCCGGCGGCTACTACCTGACGCGCGAAAGCATCGCAACCATCACGTTCAGCGCGGTGCCGTTCGGCGTCCAAGCCATCATGCGAAACCGTGCTGTTCCCGAGCTCCAGCCGGCGGTGGATCCATGATTCAGGCC